AGGACGTCGATGGTGGCGACAAACCGCTCTCGGCTGAAGTCGCGCGCCTCGCGCTTGGCCGCTTCGAGGCCGCGCTGGAACGGCGTGCGGTCAAGATCGAGGGTGGCGTCGATCGAGCCCGCGTCGAACGTCATCGGCGAGGCCGGGTTACGCACGCCGGGCGACGATTGTGTCGCCGCCCGGCGTGGCTTCCACCCGGCAGGAGGGAAGTCTTAGCCGCGCTCGACGGTGACGCCGTGCTCGGCCAGCTCTGCCAGCGAGGGCTCGTCGTCATCGTCGTCGCCTCCGCTGAGTTTGCCATCTGACGCCAGCTCGTCCATGAACGCTCGCTGCCAGTGCCAGGGTAGTGCGTCCCACTCGTCAGGCCCGTAGTTCAGGTGCAACCGCACCTTGTAGCGGAGCTGGCGCCCTTCAGGACCGCCCGTGAGCGCTTCGTAGCGGTCCTCTAGATTTCCGGGTTGAGCATCCTCTGGAGGTAGCTCTCGAAGGCCCGTCCGACGCGGTGAGGCAGCGCGAGCAAGTCGGCCTCGCTCGGGGTGTCCTGGCACAGCTTCGCGATGAGCCGACAGCGCTCCTCGCGCAGCTTCGCCGACTGGAGCGCCTCGCCCGCGAGGTTGCGCGCAATCCGGTCGTCGCGCGCTTCGACCGTCTCGGGATAGCCCTCGTCACCCTCTTTGGGCTCAGCCTCGGGCTTGAACGTGTTGAACGCTCGATCGAGCGCGGCGACGAAGCCGCTCAGGTACTCCGTGACCGCCTCGGAGCTGGGCTCCGGGATGACGACGCGGCCCTTGTGCGGGCTGAGCCACTGGTCGAAGTTGTACGCGAGCACGGGCACGTCGGACGCGCCGAAAGTCGTGTCGGCCATGCGGTGTTCCTTCCCTCTTGCCGGGTGGATCGGGCGCGTCGACGACGAGCCCTTCGAGCTTCGGTGCTACAGCGAGCCGATCAGGTGTGGTTGGCCGTGATCTCGCGGATGACGATGCTCTCCGTCGCGCAGACCGAGGAGAAGGTGACCGGCACGAGCCGCTGGCCGCGGGCTCGGGCGAACGTCTGACCGACGTTGACCGCGCACGTGGCGCCGGGGATGTAGTACCGGCGGGGCAGCTTGAAACGGTTCTTCGTCTCCAGCACGACGGCGTAGACCGGGAGGTCCGAGGAGAGGTTGAGCTGGGTCGCCCCGAAGTGCGTGGTGTCGGCCGCCTGCACCGTCTTCGTCGACGCCATCGCGAGCTGAAGGCTGTCCACGGTGTCTTCGGACAGGTTCGCCATGAACTCGTACGTCGCCGAGGTGATGTTGCGCCCGGCCGGGGTGATCTGCTCCTCGATGTTGATGTCGTTCGTCGAGACGTTGTAGTTGGCCTGCCAGCCCTGCTCGGTGGCGCCCGTGGCGCTCCACGCGGGCGGGATGACCGAGAAGGTGCCGCCGGTCAGGCCGGTGCCGTTGCCGGTGATGAGGATGCGTGCGCCGCCGGGGCCGGTGACCGCGATGAAGAACGGGCTGACGGTCGTCCCGAGGCCGGTCACGACCGCGGTGTAGCCGACCGGGAGCACGGCCTGGACCGCCGCGGCCAGCGCGGAGCCGGTGACGCCGAAGGCGACGCCCGTGATGGTGACGGGGACGGTGAACGGCCCGCCGGAGAGCGTCAGCGTCCACGTGCCCGCCGTCGGCGAGCCCAGGGTGACGACGGTCGAGGCCCAGATGGTCTCGTCGAAGGCCGCGATCGAGTCGGCCGGGAGGGGGGTGTCCTGCGGCGCGAACAGGCCCATCGCCTGACCGACGACGACGCCCTTGGCGTTGTAGAAACTGCCGATACCCATGAGGTTCAGCCCTTCGGAGTCTGGGTCAGGTGGACGCCCGCGGTGAGCGCGGACTCGACGAGGCCGTCAACGACGGACGCGGGGACGTCGGCGCCCTCGGGGCCGACGTCGTAGCGCACGCCGTCCACGTAGCCGGTGAAGTTGTGGGTGAACGGGTCCGGGATGGTCAGCGTGACCAGCTTGGTGTTCGGGTGCAGATCCTTCGGGGGCACCGGCACGACGTCGCTGAACTTCACCGAGACACCGAGCAAGCTCGGCTCGGTGCGGGCGAGCACGTCGTGGTCGGTGGTCGCCAGGCTCAGCACCGGGTCGGGCGCAGCGTCGGGCACGGGTGCCGCCTGCTCCGGCGGTGTTTCGGCCTTCGTGTCAGCCATGCGCTTGATCCCTTCAGATCCCGGTCTCGGCTTCGATGATGTAGCTCGCGGTGAAATGGTAGCGCTCCGCGTTGTCCCGAAGGAGCAGAGTCGGCGGGCCGCCGCTCCTGTTCACCCCGAGCACGTACGTCGCACCGAGTATCTCGCTGCCACCGTACGCTAGGAGCGCCCGGTCCACGGCGAAAGCGAGCCGCTGCCCGGCCTCGTAGTCGTGCTGGGGCCCCACGATCCGCACCGAGACGAAGGTGCGGTCGAAGGTGGCCTCGTTGGTCAGGCCGGGGCCGCCACCGACGGTCAGGAAGACGACGCTCTGCGGGGTCGTCTTCAGGGCTTGACCGTCAGTCGGGCCGGGCTTGATCCGGGGTAGCGGCAGCTTGGGGTCGCCCTGGCCGTAGCCGTAGTGCACGAGGCTCTGCCCGAGCGCGGTCTCGACGTCGCTGTACCGGAGGTAGACGAGCGGCGTCTGAGGGGTACTCACAGCGGCCCGTAGAGCCGTGCGCCGCCGTAGAGGAGGTGGCGGTGCCGCAGGCGCAGCTCGTCCTCGGTGAGCCGGGCCACGGCCGGGGGCCGGTCGTAGACGACGGCGCCGTCATCGGTCACGGTCGGATGATCGCTGGCGCGCAGGACGCCGATCTCGACCGGGGCGAACTCGTGGTAGCCGTCGCCGACGGCCTCAGCGACGTGCTCCATGCCGCGAGCGAGGTCGGAGCCGTCCGGCGTGATCGCCCGCTCGGCCAGCGCCGCCATGTGCTCGTCGTTGCGCTCGTAGAGCGCGTCGCGCAGTGCGTACGCCCGGCCGCCGCGAGGATGGCGCAGCTCCTCGCCCACCTCCTGGTAGTGCGCGTAAACTTGGTCAACTTCGACCTTGGCAACGAGGTGTCCGTGCCCGACTTGATCGGACAGCTCGTCGATGCGGTCGAAGAACGAGCTACCCATCGTTACCGAACCAAGCGCCCTGCCACCAGCGATTCTGCCCGTAACCGAAGTTGGCGGCCTGCGGCTCCAAGTTGAAGTCCTCAGCTCCGAACAAGTTTCCCGAGTACGGGTTGATCGGTGCGCCTGCACCGCCGCCTGCCGGAGCGTTGGCGCCGACGTTGCTCGGGATGCTCAGCGTGTACGTGCCCTTCGCTACGGAATCGAGCGCGCCCGTGGCGACGAGGTAGCGCCGGTACACCGGGTCCTCGTTGGAGAAGTCGAGTGAGCCCCGGTAGGTGCACGTCGCCAGGTACGCGGCGATGGCCCGTGCCCAGTAGTCGATCGGGTGCGGCGTCGGGCTGCCCGCCACGGGCACCGTGTAGCGCGAGCTGAGCGCGGCGTCCACGATCGAGCTGGCCTCGTCGAGCGCGTCCTGGAGCTGGTCGTCGGGGAGGTCGGCCGCGGTGTCCGTCAGCGTCGTGGGCGGGCCGCTCTGGGGGTCGGTGAACGTGCCAGGAGCGAGAGCCGACCGTAGCTTCCCGAGGGTGCTGTAGGCCATGCTCTCGCTCCTGGTGTCGTCGTGCGGTGCGGCTCCGCTCAGCCGGTCTGGACGGTCGTGTCGCCCTCCGGCGTGACCGTCACGTCGCGCACCTCGGGGCTGACCGGCGCCTCCACCGGGTCGTCCTCCGCACCCGCGGCGGCGACCAACATGCGGGCCGTCGTGCGGAGCTTGGGGGTGCCGTCGTCGGGCGCGATGGCCTTCAGCCGGAGAAGCCGGTCGCGGTCGATGAACTTGTGCGGCTTCTTGATCTCGACGCGGGCGTTGCGCTTCAGCCGGATCGTGTCGTTCTGTTTCGGGCCGATCCGCAGGGTGACGAGATCCGTCGTGACGACGAAGACGTCCGGGTTGACTGCGGGGTCCTGCCCGTCCTCGTCGAGCCCGTCGAGGCTGGAGTCCTCGACGGGCACCGACGGGGCGGTGCGGGTGCGTCCTGGCATGGTGTTGTCCTCTCGTCGTGCTGTCTGCCGGGTTAGGACTTGTCAGGTCAGGAGGTGGCGGTGATGGTGGAGCCGGAGGCGACCGGGGTCTCGCCAGCGGTGACGCCCGTGATGAGGCAGGCGGCCTTGGGCTGGTCGATGCCGATGGCCGACGCGCGGGTGGTGTCGCAGCGCCACGCCTCACGCGGGCCGCCGTTCGGGCCGTTGCCCTCGCCGTACATCGGCGTGGTCTCCAGCGGGCGCTCGTCGGAGATGAAGCCGACGACCTTGCGCTGGAGCACGATCGCAGAGCTGGGCGCGTAGACCGCCATGCGCCAGGAGACGAGCACGTCGAGGCCCAGGAACTTGTTGGGCAGCTTGCCCGTGTACTGGAGGTTCTCGCTCGCGATGTCGCCGCCGATGTAGGGCTTCGCCACCTCGTCGGAGTCGAGGAAGTCCAGCTCCATCTCGGTCGAGAGGATCAGGGTGTCGGCCTCGAAGCCGAACTTCTGCCGACCGGCCGCGTCGCTGGCCGCGTTCTTGATGAGGTACCGCGCGGAGTTGATGTCCTTGCGGATGTGGCTGGTGCCCGAGGCCGCGCCCCAGTGCGTGTCGGTGGCGACGGTCAGGAGGTTCGGGTTCGCCAGGAGCGCCGAGAAGAAGGCGTCCTCCCAGGCCCGGATCATCGTGTTCTTGATCTGCGTCATCTGGTTCGTGACGGCGCGGATCGCGTTGCGGTCCATCATCGTCTTCGAGACGCGCAGGCCCATCGCCCGGCGCACGACGCGCACGACCTTCGGGGTGCCGATCGAGCCCGCGACGACCGGGATCTCGCCGAACTCGTCGAGCACGGCCGGGTCGTCGTCGGTGAAGAGCGGCGTCGACTCGCTGAAGAGCACGACCCCGCCCGGCGCGTCGTCGCCCTTGCGCAGCACCGAGTCGACGAGGAACTGCTGATCCATCATCGACACGATGCGCTCGGGGATGACGGTCGGCGCCTTGGCGAGCTGCGCCAGGGTGAGCCGGGGGCCGTCCTGGTAGCTGACGATCTTCTGCGCGGGCATCTGGTCTCCTGTGTGTTGTGGTTAGCCGACGCCGCGCGTCAGACGAGAATCCGGCCGAGGGCCACGCCGCCGCCGGTACCGACGCCGCCCTTCTGGGCGCACCAGCCGATCTTGCGCTCGGGAGCGTCGGTGCCGCTGACGTGCTTGGTGACGGTGCCATTGGCCGCCGCCTTGATCGCGTCACCGTAGGCCACGGCGGTGCCCGAGGCGTAGACGACGTTGCCGAAGAAGTCGTTGTAGAGCGTCACGGTGGCGCCAGGGACGCTGGCGTCGGTGAGGAACGCCGACAGCGGCGCCGGGCCGGTGCTGGAGGTGAGCGCCGCGCGGTTGGCCGCGGTCACGGCGTCCTTGCTCGCGACACCGAGCACGTTGATCGCGTTGGCCCCGGCCGGGGTCACGCCCTGATCGCCGCTCTCGGTGACCGTGGTGCTCGGGACACAGACCATGCCGCCGACGATGTTGGCGTCGACGGCCTCGTAGGTGAGGTCCCCGACGTTCCGCTTGACGATGCCGCTCATGTTGTTGCCTCTCGATTCAGGGTGTCAGGCCGCGAGCGGCTTAGAGGTCCGCGGTGAACTCGGCGAAGGCCGACTTCAGCCCGGCGTCGGGGTCGGCGCCACCCTCGATGCCGGAGTGTCCGCGCTCGCGGGCCGAGAGGTCGAGCACGCCCTGGTAGCCGTCGACGAGCTGGCGCACGATGGCGCTGGCGTTGACGTCGCGCTCGCCGCCGGAGTTGCTCAGGTCGATCACGAGGTCGTCGGCGCCGCGGAGCAGGGGCTCGGCG